GTGCCGACACTAAGTGTTAACAACCCCGCTCGTGCTTCGCACTCGCTCAAGCAGCGCAATTTGCCACGGTAAAATAATATTTAATAGGTGCAATCCTGTAGAAATATTATTAATAAAGCGAGCACGAAGTGCGAGCGGGTTTGTATAAAGAAGAACGCCGAGACCCCCACGGGGGGAATGAGTCTCGTGCGTCTTAGACATGTCCCTTCAGACATTTCTGTCAAAATTTAACAGCTTCCTTCGCTTCCTCTATGGTATTATAGAACTCACAGGAGCCAAGGTAACACCGCAGGAAGCGGTGAAACGTAGTCTGACCACCTGTTATATCATATGAGTGAATTGTTGTCCCTAGAGGGGACGTATAAACTAATTCAGGTTTCTGCATATTTCTGTTTTAATCTGTTCAATACTGTTTACCATCTGTCTGTACCCATTACCGACCTGAAACTGTCCTAACACGACAGAGGCGGTAGCGATACCCCAGAAGATGTAATACCATCTAGATTTAATTTGATGACGCTGCATGATCCTTATTGAATTGAGCAACACCTGCATCAGTCAGTACATGACTATACATTTTATCAAACACAGCTGGAGGGACTGTACAAATATCAGCACCGACAGCGAAGGCTGTACTAACGGACTGAGAGTCACGTAAGGAAGCGGCTAGTATTTGAGTTTTAGAATTAAAAGTATTATTAATATCATTAATCAGTTTAATACCATCTAAGGAATTATCATCCATCCTACCAATAAAGGGAGATATATAAGTCGCACCTGCTAAGGAGGCTAATATCGCTTGAGATGGACTAAAGATAAGAGTTACATTAGTTCTTACATTAATATCTGATAAACGTTTACAAGCTTTAATACCTTCTACGGTACAAGGTAATTTAATAGTAACATGATCACCGTAGGATTTAACGTGTCCCATTGCTCTAGCAAAGAACTCATCTTCATTTTCACCTACTATTTCCATACTAATATCTTTAATACCAAGCTTAACCAAATCAAAATATACGTCTTGAACTTCTCTTCCGCTTTTCCTAATGAGGGTTGGGTTAGTCGTTACACCAGAGATAAGACCAGTAGATAGTCTAGCTTTAACTGCATCAACATCAGCAGTATCTAAGAATAGTTTCATATAGGGTAGAGTGTTAGAGTAGATATATGAGGGATGATAAAAAGGTATCATCATAATTAAGAAGAGGGATCGATGTCTACGAAGTAGATAAGATCCCTCTGAGGGGCAGGGTCCACCCTTCCCTTCCCCTGTATACGTCAGGGGTCATCTAGATCCAAGTTGGGAGAGGCTTTTTAGAAGATTTACCTCTAGCTTGTTTACGTTGGTCTAAGTCCATTCCAAGGACCATATGATTAGCAGCTGATTGAGGATCATCTATAAATGTGTCTAGGATGTCTTGCCAGTCATCTCGTTTACGTTGATGGATGCTTTCCATTGCGGAGATTCCCATTGCATCTGTGAAATACTTGATTCCTTGGGCCAGACAATCCAATCTGTCATCGTGTTTGACAGCGCCTTTCTCTCTACACATACGTGACATCTGATAGAAAACAAACCAAGCGATGTTGATTAAGGACCGGCTCCAACGCATCAATAATTCGATCTTCTTTTCTGACATTAGCTCTTATTTCTTCTACATCAATAGCTTGTTTAGTAACTTGAAGATGTTTTTTAAACAGTTCACCAACCATACCATCACCGAAGTTAGTTTCGATAACGAGTTTAGTTACACCAAACTTTTTACAACCTTTAAGAATATCTAAGAGAGTTCTATCGGAATATCCGTCTCTGTAAGCTCGCATCTCATGGAGATATAAGAACCCGTTTTTCTGGGATATATAGGCGGCAGCTGTTTCATCGGTGCCTCTTCCAGAGGGATCCACACTGCAAATTGTTTCGGAGTAAGATGTCCATTCTCCCTGTATTTGCATAGGAGAGTAAAAGTAGTCTCCTGGGAGACCAACTGTTGGGAGGTCTTTGATGACGTTTTGGGGGTCTGAGCACCAGAT